ATGAACGAAGCTCAAATCATCTATTACGACTTGCTGCCTGACTACACGGTGTCTGTGTTGGTCAAAGGTTGCGACGAATGGGATTTGCTTAAATCCATGTCTCATCTTGAGTCTTGGGCTTCGTCTCAGTTCGCTTCTTATGAGTTGGTGTCCATCACCAACACGACCGTTGAACAACGTATCAATATGGGGGTGTTCGATGACTACTGCAACTAACATCCTTAAAAGTTTCGATGAGCAAAGCGTTCATATCGACTACCTGTGTTTTACGTTTGCCGTGAAAGACTTACGTCATTGTCATGATGCGGTTCGTCGATTGCACAAGCATGAGGAATACAAAGGCTTTGCCAAATCTGGACTGTTACAGCGTCACTGTCGTGCACCTAAGTTCCCTGCTCCACCTGTGTTTAATCCGACAGTCGCTCAGACGTCTGAAGAAATTGATGCGTACAACAAAGCGTTTGATATCTGTTATCGCAATTACTTGGAAGACTGCTTGCGCATCTTTACCAATCAAGTGCTTGGTTTGTCGCTGTCTGCGCCTCGCGGTTTGGGTTTCCAGTTCTACACCGAATCCATGAAACTGACTTCGCCAGATGGTGAGGACTTCTGCGGCTTCGTTGGTATCGGCGGTAACAATGACACGGTTCATTTCCAAATCAACGGAACGGGATGCAAGCATGTATTTGCCCGTCGTCCTACGTGGTCGCTACATGACTGGCTGACCAATGTGCTTGGTGTGCAAACTTTGGCGCGTGTTGACTTGGCCTATGACGATTACGACGGAATTTTTGATTGCGAATACGCTTACAAGGCGTGGCGTGACGACTGTTTCCGCACAGCAGAACGTGGTCGTGGCCCTGTGCTTCATGAAGATATGACCATTGCCAGTATCGGCAAAGACGGCAAACCGATTTACACCAAAGAGCAATACTCGATTGGTTCACGTACCTCGCGCATTTACTGGCGTATCTACAACAAGGCACTTGAGCAGAAGCTCGCGAACACTGGCCTTGTCTGGTATCGCTCTGAGGTCGAGCTTAAAAAATGGAATGTTGATGTGTTGCTGAATCCTGCTGGCGCGTATGCCGCGCTCAATGATTTCGCAGCCTCGATTTCTACTGCAAAGAAATTCAATACCAAGCCCGTCCCGACGAAACGCGCGGCGTTAGACCTGTTGGCCTCTGCGCACTGGATGCGTCGCCAGTACGGGAAAATCCTTAATTCACTTATCGAGTTCCATGAGGGCGACATTGAAACCGTGGTCGGTTCCCTTGTCCGTGATGGAACGAAATTCACCTTCCCCGATACCTACGGCAAGTTGGTGACTCACATATTGGAGACTTAACAAATGGCTAAATCCGTTTTTGTACTTGGCATGGATATCACTTGGAACTCAGCTCGTGGTGACAGTGCTCAACTGAACGTGTCACGACCTCTACGTGAAATCAACTCGGAGAAATTCAAACGCCGCACTATCGGTGAATCCGGTGATGTGAATCCCCAATGGGATCAACCTTTAATGATTGACCATGAATATGCCCTGCTTCTTGAGCGCACTGGTGCTCTCGTTCCTCGCCGCGAATACCAATTGCGCTTGGAGATTAACCCAGAAGACCCATTGGCAGGCGCTATCGTGACTGAGCTTATTCCAGTCGACCAAGAAATTAAGAAGCACTTCGAGGCTTCAATGAAACCCGTTCAAGGCTAAAAAATGTCTGTATGCGTCACCGTCGTTAACCAGTATGGCAATTTGAAAGCAACAAAAACGCCTGTTGCGGATTGCCAAGAATACGTGCTGATTTCGGCGGTGGACTACCAAGAATATAAGGAACCAGTCCTATTCAACGGTGACTTGTTCCTGTATGTCAGTGGCGTGCTCTTGATCAACATGGTTGTTGGTCACTGGGTGGGTCGTGTTGTTCGCCTTATGAGTAAAAGGTAAATCTTATGAAAAAACTAGAACTTGTTGTAACTAACGTAAAACACGCAGTCGTAAACAAAAAGACCGCAGCTGGCGCTGCACTGATGGCCGCGTCTGTCTCTCCGGCGTTCGCTGAAGTCGATATCACGGGCGCAATCAACTCTGCGGTATCCGGTGGTCAAGCTAACGTATCACTGGTTGTGGCGGGTCTGATTGGTATGGCTGCACTGGGCTTTGGTGTGACCATGGTTGTTGGCTTCTTACGTCGCTAACGGTTCACCTCTATGCCTCCTTTATCGGGTAATTTACTTGGAGATGTTCTCGCTATCGTTCTAGGTGTTGCCTTTGCGGGGGCATTCCTCCACGGCTTTGTGAGTGGCATCAATACTCACTAATCAACGGATAAAGGGGGCTTCGGCTCCCTTTTTTATTGGTTTTATACAATGAATCACTATCTCCGTTTTTTTATTGTCCTTGTTATTCTATGCGCTAGTCATCATACGTATGCTTTAGAAGCACGTATTAGTCATATGCAAATGAGGGGTTGTGGCTCTCAAGGTGATTGGGTTGACCCTTACAAGGTGAATACTTGTTTTTTGGATACTGGGTATTTCGACTCATGCACATTTGAGAAGACATCATATGCTAATGCTCGCGATCCCTATCAAACAGTTTGTGATAATGGGCTCGGTCTTTCTTATTCTGAGGTTCGTTGTCCAGAAAATAGCGAATTTGACCCTTCAACCTTACGTTGTAAATCGGTTTGTGAATATGGCAAGAACCCTGACGGCACCTGCATGGATGCTTGCCAGTTCAAACAGTCCATTGGTGATACGGTGAAATTGCATTGGCACCCTGCCATATACGGTGAACTGGTGACGGGCGCTTGTTACGGTGACTATGGTGCCACTCGATGTGAAGTGACTAAGAACGAATCCACCATTATTTGTACTGGCGTTCCTGATGGACAGTACACGCCCGACTCTCAATGCTCTCTGCGCTTTGCTTACACTGGACGTCAGTGTGACGGTGGCACACTTTTCTGGGGTGTTAATGGGCCTGATGAACCCATCATTCCACCGGATACGCCAGAAGATCCAACCCATGACCCTGATGACCCAACAGGCGAGATTGAAGACCCAACTGTCCTACCCGATGATTCAACCAACACGGTTAATCCCGGTGTCGTTGATGATAAACCGGATGTAGAAGACCCTGACACGGATGAATCGACAGATACGGCAGTCCTTTCTGCCATTAAAGGGCTTAACGTGGATGTGAACAAAGGTATTCATGATCTTAACGTCGATATCAACCAGTCACACGCTGACATCACCAACGCGGTTATTGATGTGAAAGGCTCTTTGGTCGATAACACCCAAGCCATTCAAGAGCAGCAAATCAATGACAACAAGATTTATAACAACACCAAGGCACTCATCCAACAGGCCAACGGCGATATCACTACGGCGGTGAACAACAATACCAACGCCACCATTGGTATTCGTAACGATTTAAAAGGGCTTGGTGATTCAATGGGCGAACTCGATAGCAGCTTAAATGCGATTGAGGGTCTACTGACTGGCTCAGAGTTTGGCACACCTACGGGTACCGCTATCACTGGCGAAATATTTACGGCAGAAGACTTTGCCAACCTGCAAACCACGATAGATGAAAAAGCCGAATCCATCCAAGGCTATGTGGACGACATCAAAGGCTTAATCACTATCGGCACCAACTTCAACAACGGCACATTAAGCGACAAGTCTTTTAACATCAAAGGCGCAACCGTTGAATCAGGACTACAGCGTTTTGATGCGGTATCGGGCTATGTGCGCCCTGTCGTGCTGTTCATTTGTGCCTTAATCGCCCTTTGGGTTCTGTTTGGTAATCGGAGTAAATAACATGGAATACATCTACTCGGCATTAGAGTTTATTGCCAACATTGGGCAAACCTTTCTCGACTTCTTTGATGTGGCGATTGAATGGATAAAGAACGCGTTTGAATACGGCGCGATGTGGCTTATCTCGGTATGGCTCGATATCAAGATTGCCTCGATACAAATCGCACTCAAGATTGCGCAGCTGCTGCTCGAAGAATATGGCGTCTATACGCTTGTCGAAGACCGCTTTAATGCGCTTCCCTCTGACGTCCGTTATATCTTAACCGAATACGGTGTCACCTCTGGGCTACGTGTCATCTTTGACGCGTTCGCTACGTCTTTAGTTATGCGTTTCTTTAACTGGTGATTGAATGGCTACTTCATTTCGATACGGTCACGGTGGCTCTTACAAATCGGCTTGCGCCGTGTGGTTTGACTTACTGCCTGCACTGCGTGAAGGTCGAATTTGCATTACGAACATTCATGGCATGCAGCCACTTGAAGTGATTGAACAACGCCTTGGTGAGAAGTTTCCTGATACGGCTCGGCTCATTCGCATTAGCTCTCGCAATCCTGAAGGCTTTGAGCTTTGGAAATACTTTTTCTGTTGGGCGCCTATTGGGGCGTTCATCCTCATTGATGAGTGTCAGCAAATCTTCTCGGTCAATGCAGGTTTCAAAATGGCGAACATACACAAGCGCCCTTTCACTGACTTTGAGCCTCACTTACCGGAAGGATTCTCTGAGCTGTTTCACTCTCGTTGGCTAACGATTGATACATCCAGTTTGGACAATGGCGAGATAGACGATTGCCAACGCACACGTTTTGATGAGCAAGGGCGCATCATCTATCCGGAGAACTTTAACAACGCCTTTATGGAGCACCGGCACTACAACTGGGACATTGTGTTGCTCACGCCTGACTTTGCTCAAATCCCTAAAGAGTTAAAAGGTGTCGCGGAGTTGGCCAAGCAACATAAGGGTAAAGATGGGATCTTCTTTTCTAACCGTAAACCACGCATCTTGGAACATGACCCAACTCGAACGGTCACCAAACCAAGCAAAGACGATGTGGTTTATAACCTCAAGGTGCCGCTTGACGTCCACCTCCTCTACGCCTCGACTGTCACGGGGCAAATCACCAAGTCGGGGCTTGGAAAGAACATCTTTCTTAACCCGAAATTCTTAGCAGCTATGGCACTGGTCGTGCTTTCATTTGGGTACTTAGTTTATGCGCTTATTGGTATGGTTTCTGATTCTGAGACGACAACTGCGGAAGGAACGCAGCTTCATCAAACTTCGCAGCAAAGTGGCGTTTCGACTTCGCAAGGTCAAGCACGTCCTGGTCAAAGTGGTTCGCCTGGTTCTGTCATGGGTTCTAGTGGTTCTGGCTGTACGGGTTCTGGTTGCGGGAATGAGTCTTATCATGACGTAGGCACCGTTCCGGCTTGGTTCCCACTGGCGAACTCAGAGAGTATCTATGTCTCTGCGGTGGAACGTTGGCACAAAGCCACCTCGATACACGTCAACGTGCATTTTGAGGTTGTCACACCGCGCGGTGTGACTTACCTCGATGACGGATTCCTAAATAAGTTGGGCGTCAAGATGGAATATCTGGACGATTGCCTCGTCCAGCTGTCCCACGGCGCATCCAACTTCTATGTCACGTGTTCGCCGTATGAGCAATATGCGCAACGGCAAGAGCAAGATATTGAACTCAAACCTGTTGGCGGTTTGTTTAGTGGAGACGAAACCTAATGAATGAATACGTAACGCATGGGCAGCTGGTTGAAATCATCGAGCTGTTTGATCATCTCTCGATAGTGAACGCCGTCATTGTGGTGATCGTGTATGACCTTGCGAGATACCTCCTAGGCAAACTGGTCGACTACTTCAATTAAAGGCAAGGTGCCAGCCCCGCAGGGATAAGGAGTTGCGGAGCGACGACGAGGCACCAAGCCGCCCACCATAGAAAAACCTAGCCTCATCACTTAATCGGCGCGGTTAGCAGCCCAAAGCTATTTGGATGCTGCCGCCCTCCTTCCTGCTAGACCAGCCTCGCAGAGACTATCCACACCAAAGGCGCGTTAACCTACTGGAACGCTGCATACTCACAACGTCTAAGCTTTGCGAGTGTCGAGCAATGCTTATTCTTCTTTTCTGGGTTCTCTCCGACGGACGCGCGGAGCAAGTGAGGACGGGCTAGGACGATTGCGCGACGTGCGGCGGGAGGTCAAACCCCCGAATCTGTATTACGGGGGTAAATTCCACCATGCCTCAACGGTTCGATGAAATCGTGATTAGGCTCGAATAAGCAATCAAACGTTTATGCAATTAATTTATACTATTGAAACTATTAAGCTTATCTATTGAGATAATTACCGTGAAACGGCACAATGTGCGGATAAAGTGATGCTAAAAACCGCATTACAAGCATTAAGTGTTTTTCATGAAGGAGTAAAATTATGGCTAATAATCTATTTATTTCGTATGACTTAAATTCTCCTAGGCAGGATTATTCAAAAGTCATTGAGGAAATTCAGAGTTTAGGTTCATGGGCAAAAGTTCATGAATCTTTTTGGTACGTTAACTCGAATTTTAGTGCGGAAGAAGCAGCTAAAAAGATTTGGTCTAAAATGGACTCAAATGACTCATTGATGGTTGTAGACTCCACAGGTAATAATGGGTATTGGTACAACTTAACCCCAGAAGTATCTGAGTTCATGCAGGATCATTGGTACAAATAAACACTTAACAAACTGTTTAAGAGTGATTCGTGACGCATGGCATTTTCACTATGCGTTGCGTTTAGTGTTTAAGGTGGTATGCGGGAGTTACGGTATTGCGTTGCTCACATCTTAACAGGGCGTTATGAGCTTTCTTAATATTATTAGCAGTATCAACTTACTAAAAAGGATACAAAAATGTTCGAAGTTAAAATGACTATTAATGGCAAGCCGATGACGGAAGCGAATATTCAAAGTGAACTAGAAAAAGCAATGTTAGAGGCTTTCGTTGAAGGAATTAAAGAAACAGTCGAGTCTGTTGTTTCAAAAGATGAATCAACACAAATCACAATCGACGTTATTGGAACTGATATTGAAGATTTATCTCTGAAAATAAGTGGTCCTGATGAAATTGTATCTAAGATAGAGGCTGCTTTAGCTGAGTAGCCATCCAGCTCATAACAATCTGTTTAAGAGTGATTCGCAACGCGTGGCATTTGACCACGCGTTTTTTATTTCTACTACTTGATCCAATTTTTCCTTAGACGTAGCCTGTATGTGCTAGGTTTTATATGTCAAGGATATGAAATGGCTAAGTTTTTAAACACAAGTGCTACAAACTACTACCTCGAAGAGCTCATCAAAAATGCTTCTGAAAGACTGATTTTAATCAGCCCTTTCCTCAAACTTAATGATCGTATTCGAGAACTTTTAGAAGACAAAGACCGCTTGAAAATCGACATCAGAATAGTCTATGGCAAAAGCGAGCTTCAACCGGATGAAATCAATTGGCTCAAGGGCTTATCTTTCGTGCGAACAAGTTTCTGTAAGAACCTTCACGCCAAGTGTTACATGAACGAAAGCTCATGCATTATTACAAGCTTGAATCTGTATGAGTTCAGTCAAGTAAACAATAACGAAATGGGTATCTTCATTGATCGTGACGAAGACCCCAATGTCTACAAAGATTCCTACGAGGAAGCGCAACGCATTATTCGTATTAGTGATGAAGTTAGAATCTCGTTAGAGAAAGTTCAAGCTGCTAATTTAGACACGGAATCTGCTGAAAAGCCTGTTACAGAGAATGAACTAATTAAACTCAGTTCCTCTAAGTTAGCCAAAAAGCACAAACTTAAAACAGATGAGTTTCTCAGCTTGTGTGTTAATAAAGGATACTTAACGTTAGATGACGGAAAGCACTCATTAACCGATGAAGGTAAATCTTCAGGTGGTGAGTTTAAATACAGCAAACGTTTCGGTCCATATTTTGTCTGGCCAGAGTCCTTGGAAGTATCGTAACTATTGGGTTCAATATTTTAAAGTGAGTACAGCAAACATGAAGATTAAAATAAGAGCTATGTTAAGTTTAGCTGCCGCCCTTAGCTTGATAGGTTGCACCTCCACTAACTTCAGTGAATATAAGGGTCTACCTGGCCATAAGTCCATAGCTGTTGGCTCTAATGGCGTTATCGCATATTCCTCATCGAAGCCCAATGCCGAAACAGCCATTACAACAGCCATTGATAAATGCTCTTCAATCGGTGGCAAAGATTGTAAGTTTATCGATGTTGATGGTTATAGTCCTATCGGTAATAAAACATATATGTATGATGATCGTGCAGCTAGTGTTGATTACCTAGAAAAAGGTTCATACACAGTAAGGTATAAATGTGAGCAATTAACGAAAGCGATGGCACAATCATTATTTCGTTCAGGCCATACTTACTTAGATGGAGACTCAGATGGGAAGCCTTGTGAGTCAAACCTTTGGAGCTCATATTATTCGACAGATACCAGTAGCAGAAAAGCAAAAGGTACTAACTGTCATTATGTTAGTGGGTATCGAAGAAAAAATGGTACTTATGTCAGTGGTTATACACGCTGTCGTTGATTTACAAGGCTCCATTCGGAGCCTTTTTTCATATAATTTTCTTTAATACTCTTGCATACTTGAGAATCTGATGCGCAATAGCAATGTCATTTGACGCACCTAACTCTAATAATGCGACGCCAACCAAAACTTGCTGCGCAGTAACCAATTGACCAGTTGGAAGCTCTAAGCGATCATGCCGCATTACGAAGTTTTTCCAATCTTCACAAGAGCTCAATTCCCTACCCTTATTCATCCTCATCAAGCGTTTACACTCTGGAGGAATAGATTTTCCTTTATCCCATTCTTTGACCGTTCTCACATTTTTTAAACAAAGTTTGGCAGCTTCTTCGACGGTTAAACCACATTCAAATTCACGAAAAATATAGTTTTTAGTCATTTCGTGATACTTCATTGAATTGTCCCTCAAAAGAGAGACATTTTATAGGATACGCATATGCAATCGCATTCAACATAAGCGCCCATAATGCGCACTAAGGGGTGGTTTGTTAACAAAGGCTAACTCTTTGATTAAGCCTTTCATAAGTGTCTGATAACCAAGCCGTAATTTTTTATTTTGTCGATTTCCATAACGCAAGTTGCTTGTACTATTCGTGACGTTCGTTTTGTGCAATCAACGAAAAACCACTATAAGCCTGACCGCCACATAATGTTGCGTTCGGTAACGCCCAAAACAACAAGAAAAATAATTTTAGTCAGTTATTCAATATGCGAGCGTTGTCATGTTTCACGAATCATTCCGCACACTCTTTTGGCGTGAGTTTACCTCTATCAAGCAAGGCGCTGAATATTTTCACGTATCCAAACCCACGATTACTCGTTGGCTTGATGGTACGGTTCCTATCAATCCAATGGCGGAAAAACTATTGTTGATTAAGGCGCTTGGTTATTTGCCTAATGATTTGCGTTGGTCTGGGTTTCGTATCTGTGAGAAACGAGCTGTGTTTATCACGCCGTCCGGTCGTGAGTTCAGCCCTAAAGAATTGGAAAGCTTTGTGTTTTGGCGCGACGAGCATCGTCAGTTTGTGGAAATGTACGGACACTTTGAGTATCCCAAGGTTTATCCTGCTAAAGAAAACGTCTTACCGTTTCGTGGTGGCCGTCGAATGAAAGCGGCCGAATGGATACCAACAAAACATAAACTGGATAATTAAAGGCGACCATGTGAGTTAATGATCGCCTTGTGAAGGGAAACTTCAATCTGCCTAAGTCTTAAAGACTTTATAATGTCCTTTAGGTAGCTCGTTTACCGGCCGCCCGACAATTTTGTCCTCTTGTTGAGGGGGTAAATAGTTATACTTTGCTTTTCTGCTGGTCAAGCCTTTAGGCTTTTCAGCTTTAGAGCAATCTATAGCATCTTTATAAACTAGATTCTTTGTCTCAACTAAATAACTACTAAATAGAGTGTGGATATTCTCTACTTTTTGTGCTGTATCTCGCTCAGCTCGAATTAAAGCCTTTAAAGCTTCATGCTCATCTGCTGGCTTTTTGGGTTCGTTTTTGGCTCTGGCTTCTTCTTGAGCTTCTCGAATAGCCGCATCGTAACCATCCAACAAGCTGGAAACTTTATTGTGAAGTTCATCATTTTTTCTTTTTCTGCCTATACCAGCATCGAATAGGACAAATACCATTCCTGCAGCTAAAGCAATCAAAGGTACAACTAGGTGTAAGTTCTCTGTCATATGCCCTCCTATAAGCTATCTTTTAGCTTATCTTCTAAGAATAGCATAGCTTCTATTCTTGCTACTTCTTGGCTCGCGACTCTGCCTTTTCGGTAGTACAAACATGCGCCAGTAAATAAAACCATCAACCCGACTACTGCCATTATAACAAAAATAAGCTCATCGCTCTTTATTGCCTCGGTCAAATAAACACTTATCCATGCAATTAAACATGCAACCAAGGTTACTTGAAACCCACTACATCTGTTTATCTCATATTGTAGAGTTGCACGCTCAACGAAGAGCTCGGTGCTTTTTTCTAAAGCTGTTTGGAATTTGTTGCCTGTCACTATGTTCATTTACTCTATTTGTTATTGCATGATTGCAACTTTAACTCAATTAAACGGGCGACTCAATTAAGTGGTTAGCACAGTGAACCTAACCACCAAAGTTACAAGAAAAAGCCGAACCCCATCGCTAAGGGTTCGGCTTTTTTAGGCTTCTGCTTTGGTGGCTTTCGTTGAAGCCTGTCGAGGTCAATCGACCCGCCAAAAGTATAGACTCCCGACCCAATTTGTAAATTATCATTAGTCTGATTTCGAAGTCTGTCGCACGCTTTAATCTTTTAGCAACTTCGTTGCAACAGACCTTTAGGTGGCGTTAGAAATTCTAACTTAATACCATACAGCCCTTTCTTCGGTTGCTTGAGGTAAAACGAAACTTCTCTAGGTAACTCGTCTAAACTCGATGCATAGTAAGACTTACCAATTTTTTTAATAACTCCTTCACTAACTAGTTTATCTAAGTCTAAAGGAGGGGGAATATTGCACTCGTGTTCCAT